TGTAAGTTTTTTAGTTGATGAAGGTGAAAGTTTTTCAATAGCTTGGCTAAAAGAACTTTCATCTGTAGCAGAAACAGAAGCTAACAACCCTTGCAGTTGTTCATCTTCTGTTACATAAGAGTTACCACCTAAACCTTCTTCAATAGCTGTAGTAAGTTCTGCATCATTATCAACTCTAGTTTGTACATATGTATCTAACATACCTAAATATTCAGGATTAAGTTTTTCATTTGTTTGTAAATCAGTTACTCTTGCTATAACATTTTCTAATTGCCCACTTCTTTCTAAAGCAATAGCTGTTTTTTCTGAAAGATTAAAGTTATCTGTAGCCATAAGGATTCTTGCATCTCTAGCTTTACCTTTTTTTCTTCGGGTATCCATTCTTTTAATAAGCTCTGGTAAAACTATCTCTTTAGTTTTCATTAACTGATTAGCAAGAAATTCTTTTCTTTCTTTTTCTGCTGCAGTTCTTTCAACATCATACTGCCTAACGCCACCCCAAAAACCTAATGCCATCTAACTATCCTCTCGCCATAAGACCCTGACGTACAGGCTCATCTTTTTCTACAGGTTCTTCTGTTTCTATTTCTTCTATTGCATCTATCGGTGCAAACATATTAGAACTGTCAGGTCTATCTTCTCTAGCCCTTTTAGATAGTTCAGCATCTGAAGTATCTAAGTCTTCTTTTTCATCACCCTTAACGTAGTCAACACCTACTGCATCAGCAACATTAATAATAAAACTCTCAAGTGTTTTCTGGATAATAAGACTAACATCTACACTGTGTACACCTTCAGCAACACCACCTCTTAGCATACCTTGAATTAAAGTTTCAACACTCATGCCTTGTTCAAGCAATCCCATAGCACCATCTAAAACTTCAGCATCATTGAGGTGGTTCATGTACCCCATTAATACTTTTTCTACTGCGTCCTTACCCTGTATTTCAGACGGACGTTCATAGGGTGCATTACCCGGTTCTCTTAATAAAGATTGTCCGGGGATAGGCACTGTGTTTTGAGGCAGGTCTATTTCTTTATCTAGTGCCACTTATTTATTCCTTCTTTCCATTAATGAATCAGAGTTAAAATCAGGAAGCATTACTAATTCTGCTTCAGCTAATCTCCTATTTTTATTGATACCATCATTATCTTTTGCTAAAGACCTAATAGCTGCAGATATTTTTTCTGTATTACCAGTATTTATTGCGGCCCTAATTCTTTTAGGTACTTTACCATAGTTATAAGTAATAGACATAATAGCACCTTTAGCATTATTACTTAGTCCATCCCAAGAGTCACCTATGTTATTTTTAATAATAGGTAAAAAATCTGTTTTAATTCTACGATCAAGGTCTTGTTTAGCTTGAGCTTCATTTACTCTAGTGTCTTGACTTACAGGAAAAATTTTACCTCTTTCCATATACTTATCACTGCCATAGCCCACTCTCCATACAGGGTTATCTGCACCTTTCTTACGATCATCATAAGGTTTACTTTTAAAACCTTCAAACTTCATCAGTGCTTTAGTGGATACATTAACCCAATCACCACCTGCCATATCAGTAGCACCAAACCCATCAGACCTAGTTACAGGAGTAACCTGTTCTTCTTTTTCTAGTTTTTCCATGATATCAAAAATACTACTTCTCATATCTGTATCTACAGCATTGTTAAAACTTGCCATAGTATTAGGCAAGGTGTCTATAAAAGCTTTAGTTCTGTTAGCTGTTTTAAGGATACTACCTCTTTGATATTGAGGCTGTGTATTACCACGATATGTAAATCCTGATCTGCTTCGTTCTACCATTGTGTTTTCCTAATTAAAAAGGCCAAAAGAATTTCATAAGTTGACTTGTCTTATCTCGTTCTTCTGCATACTCTAGCTGCATTCTTGCCGCATCTTGATCTTTATCTGCGACCATAAGACTAAGTGTTCTATCTTTAGAACTTTCTTCTGAGTTAAAAAACATGTCCATAATGTCTCGTTCTCTCTGCCAAACTTCATCAATACTTTTTGCAGTAAGCCCATTAGTTGTTTTAGCAAACTCCATGTTAGCTTCATTATCAGCAGCAGCATTTAAAGTAGAAGTGTTCTGTCTCCATACAGCATTAGCTTGTGCAATAGCTAAAGAATTAGTAGAATTAAACTGATTACGTTGCTCTTGTAACTTAGCTACAAATTCTGAGTTAGCATTAGTTTGCCCTGCATTAAATTGAGAAATAGCATTAGCTTGTGAAGAATTAAACTGTGCAATCTGAGAGTTTAAGTTAGCTAAGAACTGAGTAGTTTGATTCTCACTAGTAGCATTAAATTGTTTAGCTGCATTCTCTGCTGCAGCATCGGTCAAGATAGTTTGCTGCATTGATTGAGCTTTAAACATTTCTACTGACTGCCTATTAGTTAGGTTAGCCATGTCCATACCTAAGAAGTTCTGAGCATTCTGTACTGCAGCTTGTTGTTGGTTAGTTAAGTTTTGAGTTTCAAGCTGACTAATAGATGATGCTTTTGCCATTACCATAGCTTGATTGTTAGTTAAGTTAGCAATGTTCATACTGTTAGCAGCACGACTGTTCTCTAGTGCTACCTGTTGCTCTGCAGTAAAGTTCATATTTGCTACATCACTAATCTTAGCAGCATTAGAAACTCTTGCTTGGAAGGCTTGATCAAACTCCATACCCATAAAGGTAGCACGTTGTTGTGCTGCAAGCATTGCCCTAGCTTGACGATTGCTAAGGTTTTGCATTTCAAACCCTGCAACAGTCTGAGCATCTGCTGCAGCAATAGGCAGAGCAGACTCCATAGCAGCCTGTACAATGGCTTGTCCTGCCATGCTACTAGCCCCTAGTCCACGTGCAGCCATCTGTGCTGTGGCTGTCCTCATGGCTCCTGCAGCCCATGCTGGTGTAGCTCCACCCTCAAAGTCTTCCATAAGTCCAGTAAGCTGCCCTTGTACTGTAGCTTTATCAGAAGGGCTTGTAGTAGCAGCTTGGATTTGTTCGGTAAACACTGCAGCTTTAGCTGCATCAGCAGCACCTGAAACAAGTTCACCTGCTTGGATTTCTCTTTGAACAGGGTTGTTCATAAGATTAGCTGTACCCTGTGCAGCAGTAAGATTACCTACGGCAGTAGTACTAGGGTCCATTGTTGCTGCTGCAATAGTTCCTTGCTCTGATACTGTACCTTGTTGAGGGGTAATATTTTCTAAAGCTTGACTTGTTTGATCTACAGCAGTCTTAGCAGCAATACCTGCAGCAGTAATATCTGCTGGCCCTGCCATAGGTGTAGCCGTAGCTCCTGTAACAGGTTGAGTAACTACATCAGGTACTCTTCCTGTAGTAGGGTCTATATTAGTGCCAGTAGCATCAGGGTTTATACCACTTACTTGTGCCTTTTGCAATACAGAAGCTGGATTAATAAGAGTATTTCTCATTAGGTCTTCTTGACCTTGAACCATTTGTGTCTGTAAGATACCACTAAGATTAGATAGCTCTGCTTGTGCTTTAGTTATTTCATCTTGTTTAGTTTTTACTGCTGCTGCTATTTGAGGGTTAGCTTGATCAGCAGTAAGGAGATTATTTAATTCTAATTGAAGAGTGCTAATTTTACTTTGCACATTTCTAGATGCAGTAGTAACATCATTACCTACATCTTGAGCATACTGGGTAGCACCAGTAACAGCAGTACCAGCATCTGTTTTTTGTTTATCAACAGTAGCCTCTGCAGCAGTTTTAGCTTCTTCAGTAGCATACTCTTGCCCTGATAACTCTGGATAAGTTGAGGTAAATTTAGGGGGAGGAGTAGGGGGAGGTGTTACTGCAACAGGAGCTGCAGGGGTTGCTACAGGTAAACCTTCATCTCCACCACCACCACCAAAGGTAATACGACTATTAAGTTTAACACTAGGCATAAAGGGATTATATAACATAATTAAAATTCTCTCTTGTGTTCTTTAGTAGGATTAGAAAATCTACGCCAGTGTACCTTAGCATTTCCATATAGTTCTGCATGTTCTTTTCTAACTGAAGTCATCATTGCTTTTGCTTTTCCTTTATTAGATATAAAATCTAAACCCCATAACTGTTTATTTTTTATATCTTTATCTTTATAATCTTCCTCAGTAGGATCATATTTATATTGTAAAAATTTATTTGCTTTTTCTTTTGTTAACCAACACCAAGTTATTAATCCTATAGGTTGATCTTCTTGATAAAAAATTCTAATTCTATTATTATTAATAGGTAAAATTAAATATGTATTTATATCTTCAAGTCTGTACCTACTATAACTATTACTACTAATAAACAACTGTAACCCATCTGCAATAGCTTTACTATTATCTATTATCATTCAAACCCATCTTTTAAACCATCTAGTATATCTTGTACACTTACTTTCTTCTTGGCATTAGGTGTGTACCTGCACGTGTATGTCTTAGGACACTCACTAAACTTAAACATAGGGTAGTGGTAGCCTATTGTACCATTAGGTCCACGGTAAATGCAAACCATTTCTCCCTGTATCTTAACTCTTTTTGCTAAGTGACACTGTACAAACTCAGGGTTACTTAACAGCCCTGCTAACACAAAGGGTAACGCAACAAGATTAACCATTAACTTACCCCTAATATTACTAAGTAGATGCCCCCACCTAGAACACTAATAATACCTAAAGACAAACCACCTATAGCCATATTGTTTTGTATCTGTCGTTTGGCTTCCATTGCTGCATACACAGTCTCTTCACGTTCTTTACGTATCTGTCTACGCATTTGTAACATATCATCATATGTAGAAGGGCCAAACCTCA